GCTGGCGAATAACTCGGCCATCGATAACGATATGAGCGATTGAGCGAGAGTCTCGATGAATTTTTCGAATCTGGCGGTCTGGTGGGCAAATATTTCGACGACCGAGCTGATCTGGCTCGCGGTCGGTTTCGGCGCGCAAGCCATGTTTTCCATGCGTTTCATCATTCAATGGATCGCAAGCGAGAAGGCGCGGCGCAGCGTCGTGCCGGAAACGTTTTGGTATTTCAGCTTTGTGGGCGGCTTGATGCTGTTCATCTATGCCATTTACCGGATGGATCCTGTCTTCATCCTGGGCCAGGGATCGGGCCTTTTCATCTACGCGCGCAATATTTACTTCATCATGCGCTCGAAACGCGAGACTGCTGCCGCGCTCATGCAGGAAGGTTATAAACCCGCCGCTGAATAAAGATGACGCGAGGGGTTGCGCCGGTCGCGCTTTTCAGCTATACAGCGGTTCTTCGCTTTTAACGATACCCAGTTTCCTCCGAGAGGATGCAGGTCGGGGCGCATTGCGCTACGGCTTTTCACTATTTATATCGTTAAATTTGTGATGACGCGGGGTGGAGCAGCCCGGTAGCTCGTCAGGCTCATAACCTGAAGGCCGCAGGTTCAAATCCTGCCCCCGCAACCAATTGACGCCGCCAAGTCAAAGACTTGGCGGAGTTGTTATTTCGGACGGCGGTGCTCGGTCGCCTCATGTCAACAATGTGTCAACAAAATCTATGGCGGTGAGTGGCGTCGGCAAGCGCCAGCGTTCGTTCTCTTATTGTTCCCGCCATGCGACTCGCGTAAATGCGTTTCGAATCCGCTTAGGGAGGTGAGCGGAAGCATTCGGAACGAGCGTCAATGACCAAGTTCTTCAGCCAAAGCGAGATGCAGGCGATCGCGGACGCCCTGGGCGATACGTCGGACGGACTCACCGGTTCCGAGATCAGCCATTTGCTTGCGACATGTAAGATGACCGACCCGACTCCCGACATGACAAAGCGGCATCGACTATACAACGCATTCGTCGAGAGTCAGAACGGCCGCCAGGATCGACGCGCAATCCTCGCCTTCATCCGCCACTCAATGAAACCCGCCTCCTATGCGCGCCAGCCGGAGCGGTACGAGCCGATGAGGGCGAAGCTGAATCGCGCGCTTGCGTTCGCCGGCTTGGCCGTGGACGAGTCGGGCGAGCTCATTTCCGTGGAGCAAGCGCGGACGCTCTCCGATGCACAGCGACGCGCCAATGATCTTCGCGCCGATTTGGAGCTTCGGAGCGTTCATCCTGACGTGCTGCGGTTCTGCCGCGAGGAACTGCTGGCCGATAACTACTTCCACGCGGTGCTTGAAGCGGCGAAAAGCGTCGCGGACAAGCTTCGCCAGCGCAGCGGGCTTTCGGACGACGGCGCTACGTTGGTCGATCGAGTCCTGTGCGGCGACTTGCCTTTGCTCGTCATCAACTCCCTGAGCACCGACAGCGAGAAGTCAGAACAACGCGGCTTCGCGAAGCTCGTGAAGGGCACGTTTGGTATGTTCCGCAACACCACCGCTCACGCCCCAAAGATCAGGTGGGCGGTAAACAAGGACGATGCGGAAGAAGCGCTGACGCTGTTGTCGCTGATTCACAAGCGTATTGACTCGGCGCACATGCCGCCGCGAGTATAGCGGTTTGAACGCGTCATGTCGCCGCCGTCGCAATCCCATCGAGCCGCACGCGCACTGTGGCGACGCCATTTCCTGCAGCCAGCGTCGCAATCCCGATCGGCGCCTTGCCGGCGCCCGGCAGCACCACTTGCTTCGCCGTGTCGTCCCAGGCCACACGGGCACCAGCAGCAATAACCGCACTGGCGAGCTTGTGCAGCTCGTAGACGCCGACGGTCGCGATCTCGACGCTCTCGCCTTCGGCTGCGGTCTTGGCGGCGACGCCGAACAGATTGCCGACCAGCACGCCCTGGCCGGAGGTCACGCCACCGGTCGGTGCCGTGACAGTGACCATGTCGCCACGCTGGATGAAGTTCTTCATTGGTCAAACTCCTTTCGTCGATTGAATGCGCACCTGCCGCACGCGGCCGGATTGCGCCGCCGCGATACGCCGTTCGAGATCTGCCAGCGCCGTCGCCATCTCGGCATCAGTCGCATAGGACACGCGGCGGCCTTCGACCTCGACCACGCGCAGGCCGGCGTAGCGCGCCCGCAGCAGCGAGTCGCGCCAGGCCTCAAGTTGGGCGAGGTCGGTCATCACGCACCGGCGTTTTGGTACCAGCCGCGCCAGTCGATAAAGCCGGCGCCGAAATCCAGGATGACGCGCACCTCGACGCCGTCCACGTCCCAGCCCGACTTGCTTTCGACCTGCGGTCCCTCGCCCCCCGCGAGGTAGGCATATTCGAGGCCGTCGATTTCGGTGGCGTCCGCGGCCACGTACCATCGTGTTGCACTCGACAGCCGCGGCTCGACCACCAGCGACAACGAGCCAGAGAACGGGTTCACGTCGGCCGCCTTCGCCGCGGCGATTGTGGCGAGCCATTTCTCTGCGGTCGTTTCCTGTGCCGGCGGCACGAGCAGGAATTTCGGGGTTACGCTGATCCGCTGACCGGAAAGCCCGGTCTGGCTGCGCATGGCAAGCCGCGCGGCCGAGAGCGTTGCGTCGGCAATTACCGCACCCGAGCTCGCTTTGTTGCTGTGGTCGGCATGGAACAGCACCTTGCCGTCGTTCATGGTCGGACCGCTGCCGCTGCCCGACTCCAGCAAATCGACCAGCGTCTTCGCTTCCGTCTCTGCGGCGGCCTGACCCATCCGGCGGGAGAGATCGGCGAACGCGCCGAGGTCATCGTTCACCAGCACCTGGCGGGTGACGCCGATCTTGCGGGCGAAGGTCTCGACCCGATAAGCCTCCTTGGCCTCGGCCATGGTGCCGGCCTTGATCTCACCGTGCTCGTTCAGCTTCTCCAACATCGGCGCTTCGCCAAGCATAATCTTGTTCACGGCGCGGAAGTCGCGGGCGGTGGTCTGCCGGCCGAGACGGCGGATGCCGGCGGGTGCAGCCGAGTAGGCCGCACGCAGCGTGCGGCCGATCGTGTCGCCGAGGATCAGCCCGAAATCGCTGGTGGTGTGCAGCGCCCGCGTGATCAAGGTCGCGGGCGAGAGGCCCGTGACTGGCTGGCCGCGCAGCGTCAGCAGCTCGCGCGCCATGTCGGCGCAGGTGGCGTAGGCGTAACGCCGGGCCGGCTCGGAGAGCTGGTGCTGCGGATTGATGCGAGCATAGAGCGCTTCGCCCATCTGGTGGACGCGGATTGCCGGGTCATCTTGGCTCTCGATCACCTCGACGCGCGTCTGCTCAGTGCGGATCGGTCCGCCACCGCGTTGCGCCAGCGCGTCGAAGGCGGCGCGGCCGGCCTCGTCGGCGGACGCTGCACGGTCGATTAGCGGATCCGCGAACTCGGCCCCCAGTCCGGCGATACGGGCGATGGAGCGAATCTCGGCGTTGATCTGAGCTCGGGTTTCGATCTCCGCGGGCGGCGGGTCGGCCGGCGTGTCGGCAGGGACGGTTGCGATCTCGGGCATGGTGCCTCCTGTGCGAATGGTCGCGCCGGGGTCGGCCGGCGTTGGAACCAGGGAAATTTCGATGGGGGTCCAGGCGACGGCGGTGCGGATGCGTTCGCCGGTCGCAGGATCGGTGGTGTCCTGCCAGCGCTCGACCGAGTAGCCGACCGAGACATGGCGCAGGATGCCGGCGAGCACGTCCTGCCAGATTGGCTCGACCTCGGGCCGGGCTGAGAATTGCAGGCTTGCCATGCCCTGGTGCCCATCGACGCGGGCGTCGCGCACGGTGCCGAGCACGTCACGCACGGCGGTCTGGCGATGGGCGTCGAGCACCGAGGCACCGATCAGCCGCGAGAGATCGACCGCTGCGGGATCGAGCGAGAGCCGCTCGACATAGGACCCGGCCATATCGCGGCGGCGCACCGCCGATCCGGTGGACCACACGGCCTCGACGGTGCGGGCCTCGGCATTGGCGGTCTGCGGCGACAGTGCGGCGCGACGGACGAAGAGGTCAGGTATTGGCCGCCTCCTGCGCCTGTTGGTCCGGCGCCACCGTGCTGTCGAAGGTGAGGCCAAGCCGGGCTTCGCGCGCGCGATCGGCGGCGATAGCCGAGTCTACTTCCTCGACGTCGTAGCCGCGCTCGGCGATGCTTTGGCTGCGACTCTTGAGGCCTGCCCGGATCTGTTCGATCTCAGCGCGCGCATCCTTCCATGGATCGACCCAGTCCCACTTGGGCGGCAGCCATTCGGCGGCGAGATAGGGCGCGGGGTCATGGTCGAAGTCGCGGGCGGGCAGCGCACCCGAGAGCACGGCTATACGGACGAAGCGTTCCCACACCGGACGGCAGAACTGGAACACCAGCGCCGTGTGCTGGAGCTGCTCGATGCGGCGGCGGAACTCGACCAGGCCAGCCCGGATCGAGGAATAGGTGACGCCTTCGAGATCGCCCGAGACCAGCTCGTAGGGGAGACCGAGCCCAGAGGCGATGGCGCGGATGTGGTTCTTGACGTAAGCACCGTAGTCGCCGGGATCGGCTGGATCGGAGAACTGGATATCGGCCCCAGGCGGCAGCGGAATGAGGCTGCCCGGCTCCATGCCGACCTGCAGCACGCCATTGATGGCCGAACCGTTGTTGAGGCCCGCCACGGTGCCGTCCGGGTCGCGGATGAAGCCGGTGAACAGCGCCGCCACCTTGGCCTTCACCAGGGCGGCGTCCTCATACTGATCGAGCTCGTGGAGCCGCAGCGGGATAGGCGCGAGCCAGGTGATGCCGCGTAGCTGTCCCGGTGCGAGCGCTTGAAACAGATGAACGATGTCGGCGGCCGGCACCCGCACGGTGTCGAGCGCCATCGGGGCGAGTGCATCGCCGGGACGGTGCCGGTAGCAATGGTAGGCAATGCGCTTGCCCGCCGCGTCGAATTCAATGCTGGCCCGAATACGGGCACCCGCGCCGATCTCGTGATGCAGGTCGGAGGGCACCTGCTCGCGGTCCATGAGGTCGATGGTGAGCGGCGGCAAACCGTCGCCCGCATCGGCGAAGCGGAGTCGGGCGAAGGACTCGCCGCTTTCGACCATCGCCCTCTGCGCCAGCGCCTGCAGGCCGTAGAAATCGGTGAGGCCTGCGCCATCTGCCCGATCCGTCCAGCGCCGCCAAAGCGCATGCAGCGCGTTGCGCACGGAAGCGTCGGGGTGCATCGAGCGCGGCTTGATGCCGGCGCCGACCGCGTTCGCCACCAACCCCTGCACGGCAGCGGCGACCCAGGGATTGTTGCGGGCGTAGTAGCCGGCGCGGCGCGCGGCGACCGTCGCGCCCGCCTGGATCGCGGCGTTGAGCGACTCGACTGTCTTGGCGCCTTCCCAACGCCGGCCGCGTCAAATGCGCGGCGGCGGTCCAGCCCGAGCACGCGGCGGATGGCAGGCCACATGCCCCACAGTCTCGGGCACGGGCAAATGCAGGTCTATTCGGAGAGTTTGGGAAACATTGGGATTGCCCGGTCAAAACGGACACTCGTCGCTATCCTCCTTGGGCTTTTCGGGACGAACGATGCGTGGATCGCTTGTATTCGTCCATTTGCCCATGCGGGCTTCGACGTCGGCTCGATCTACAATAGCGCCGCCGATACCGACGCGCAGCACGAGACACGTCTCGTCCCAGGTCGCAAGCAGCATCGGCATGCCGCCGCCAAAACCGTCGTCAACCTCGTGATTGGTGCGGTTGTAGGTCTCGCCCGCGATCGTCAGGCCTTTCGCGCTCAATTTTTTCAGTAATCCCGATGCCTCCATATCGAGCCGAATGCGTTCAGCCGGATTCGTCGGAATCTCGCGGTCCTGGCGCGGCCGACAAAACTCATAGAAGCGGCCGAGAAGGTCTGCGACGGTTTCATCCTCGATGTCCATGTAGTCGAAGTCGATCGCGGACGCGCTGGCAATCCAGTCGACAAGTCGCTTGCCGGACGTGATCGCGATGAGCGGAAGATAGGACCCACTATTGGGCTCGGTGGTCGTGGGCTTGCTGGCGCTGGTGAGCGCTTCGGGTGAGAGAGCAAAGGCGGCGGCAATCGAGGCGATGGTGGCGGCCGAAGGGGGCTCGCCCCTTTCCACGCGCTGGATCGTCGCGACGCCAAGCCCGGCTTTGGCGGCAAGGTCGTCCTGCGTGAGGCCGTGTTCCTTGCGAAGCTGCCGGATGCGGTCGGCGATGGTCATCGGGGTAGTCTCGGTGATTGAGTCGAGCATGACGGGTCTCTATTGGTGGAGTCCCAGAGATCGCCCAAGAGCAGCCCATCACACCACGTCAGCCGGGCATCGCCACCCATCATCGAGCCCTCATTCGGCCGCCGCCGCCTCGATGGACGCGCTACCGTGTTTCGATCCGGCGAAGCCATGTCTCGGGGCCACGCCGGTTCACCGGCTGACCGTGACCGGCTTGGCCTGATTCATAGCTTGTGGGAAGGAGAGCAGCAGCCATATTGTTTTGTGTATCCAATGGTTACACTGGATTATGACCGTCAAGGACTCAGGCTTGAGGATTCGCGTACAGCAGGAACTGCGCGACAGGTTCATCGAGGTGTGCCGCGCGCAGGACAGGCCGGCCGCACAGGTACTCCGAGAGCTCATGCGGACCTACATTGATCGGCATACCGCAAATGCGGAAGGCGATCCGCAAGCAACGAAGCAGAAGAAACGGGCGCTGCCGCATGACCATTGAGAACAAGTTTGACATCCCGCTCATCGCCGAGCTTGCGCTGAAAGAAAAGCAGATTCAGCAGAACTACAGGCCAATTATCGCCGTCCACAAATGATTCGCGCGCCGGCCGGGCAGTCTCTTTCGAGGCCTTGTATTGTCCGAGTTCGGCGATGCGCCGCTTGCCGACCTCTATTTTATGGCGAACGATTTTCCTAGCCGCAAGGTTGCCGACCCGTTCATGGGAGGAGGCATCCCGCTTATTGAAGCCAACCGCGTCGGCTGCGATGTAACCGGCTTTGATATAAATCCGATGGCGGCGTGGATTGTCCGGGAGGAGCTTGAGCACCTGGACGTGGACGCCTACCAGCAGGCCGCCGGGTTGCTTCTTGAAAGCCTTGGAGAGATCGACGCCCTCTACCGCACCGATTGCCCGATTTACGGTGATGCCGACGTACCAGTGAAGTACTTTCTATGGGTCAAGATCATCGATTGCGAGGCTTGTGGCGAGGCTGTTGACCTGTTCCCTAGATTCCTCCTGTCCGAAGATTCCCGTCATCCGAAGAACGTCCTCGTCTGCGCAGAATGCGGCGAACTGAATGAGGTTGAGGATCGGAGGCGGCCCGGCTCCTGCGGGAGCTGTCATGCGCTGCTGAAATTGGACGGTCCGACACGGCGTGGACATTGCACATGCGGCCATTGCGGGCACGAGAATCTCTATCCACGCGGCGCGGAAGGGCCGCTTCGGCACCGCCTGTTCGCCATTGAATATTTCAATCCGGCGCGAAAGTCCGGCCATCGCGGACGATTCTTCAAGAAACCGGACGCTAAGGATTTGGCGCGCGTCAACGAGGCCGAGCAGCGTTGGCGGCGCACCAAGGCGAGGTTCGTTCCCGATCAGGAAATCCTTGCCGGCGACGAAACCGACCGGCTTCACAGATGGGGCTACAGCCATTACCGACAAATGTTCAACGACCGTCAGCTCCTCGGGCTTGAGCTAAGTTGCCGTTACATTTCGAAAGTGAAGGACGAACGCGTGCGTCATGCGCTTGCTACCAACCTTTCGGACCTTCTCCGCTATCAGAACATGCTATGCCGCTACGATACTTGGGCACTCAAATCGCTCGACATCTTTTCGGTGCACGGCTTCCCGGTCGGATTGGTTCAATGTAAGTCTAATCTTCTTGGAATAACTAACGGCAGCGGGACCAATGTCGGTTCCGGTGGCTGGGCGAATATCATCGAAAAATACGCGAAGGCGAAACGCTACTGCGCCGTTCCTTTTGAAATGCGTCGGGAAGGCAGCCGCAATGTTCAAATGCCAATCAAGGGCGAGTGGATCGGCGAGAAGCTGAACGGCGCGCGCAGACGGAATATCGCCATACACTGCGCCGATGCGACAGCGGTTGAGCTTGAGCCGCGAAGTCTTGATGCGGTGTTCACAGATCCGCCTTACTTCGGCAACGTGCAGTACGGCGAGCTGATGGATTTTTGCTATGTTTGGCTTCGCCGTCTGGTCGGGAACGAAATGGAGGGGTTCAACAAAGAGTCGACCCGCACGCCGGAAGAGCTGACCGGAAACGCAACGCGGGGACGGGGCCTCGAACACTTCACAGAGGGGCTTGCGAAATCTTATCGCCAGATGGCGCTGGCGCTGAAACAAGGCGCGCCGCTGGCCTTCACCTACCACCACAACAAACTTGAAGCCTATCAGGCCATTGGCGTCGCAATCCTCGATGCTGGGCTGACCTGTTCGGCGTCGCTGCCGTGTCCCGCAGAAATGGGCGGTTCCATCCACATTCATGGCACCGCTTCGTCGATTGTCGATTCCGTATTCGTCTGCCGCGACACGGGGGAAACGCCACGCAAATGGCTGTTCGCTTCGGCGGAAGAACTCGCGGCCATCGTCGCGCACGAACTCGATGAACTCCGGAAAGCGGGAATGAAACCAACCGCCGGCGACATACAGGGCAATTCAATTCATGCGGTCATGACTTGCCTGATTGCGATGTTGGGTCGGGCGGCGAATGCTTCGCGCGCTGGCCGTGGCTTCTGGTTCTTGCGTCGGATGATGGAGAGTGTTGCGTTGCGCA